CTATTGAACCTCTCTATGGATGAATTAAAGGTGGTCGATAAACCCATCTTTGATAGTCGTTTAGATAAGGTCAGGAAGAAGTCTCATGGTAAGTTAACTATTAAAGAATATCCTACGGCCGGTGCCCATGCTGGTCACTTTAGGGCATTACTTGAAGAGTTAAAACTTAAGCAAGAGTTTTCTCCTGACATCATCTATATCGACTATCTAAATATATGTAGTTCACAACGACTTCGATATGGGGCTAACGTAAACAGTTATACCTATGTCAAGACGATTGCTGAGGAACTAAGGGGTTTGGCAGTTGAGTATAATGTACCTATAGTGAGTGCCACACAGACTACTCGGTCCGGTTTTACGAATTCCGACCCAGGTCTTGAAGACACATCCGAATCCTTTGGTTTGCCAGCAACAGTTGATCTTATGTTGGCTTTGATCTCCACTGAGGAGCTTGAAGGACTTAACCAACTCATGGTTAAACAGCTTAAGAATCGTTATAATGATCCAAGTTATTATAAACGCTTTGTGATTGGGGTTGACCGAGCTAAGATGAAACTATATGATGTAGAAGTATCTGCTCAAAGTAACATCTCAGACTCAGGACAAGATGATAAACCTGTATTCGATAAGTCGGACTTTGGTAAGCGGGTCTCGGCGGAAGAGTTCACGGGATTTAAGTTCTAATAAGAGGCTACTTCGGTAGCCTTTTTTTATTATAAATAGTTAATATCTAAATTTATTGATGGAACCTAATGGCTGAGAGTGCATTCAAAGATGGTGGTCTTACTATATTTGATATAGATGATACGCTATTCAATACGACAGCAAAGATATCTGTCATAAAGAATGGTAGGGTGGCAAGACAACTCACCAGTCAGCAATTCAATTCCTATCAATTACGTCCTGGAGAGAAGTTTGACTTCGCCCAGTTTGCAGACTCTGACAAGTTTTTTAGAGAGTCTACACCTATATCCAAGATGTTTAATAAAGCTAAAGCTATAGTAAGAAACGTACAAAATAAACCTAATAGTAGGGTCATTATTATTACGGCTAGGAATAACTTTCAAGATAAGAATAAGTTTCTTGCTACTTTTAGGAAGTATGGGTTTGATATAGATAAGGTAAGGATTGAAAGAGCTGGACGTATCGAAGGTGAAATGATACCAGCCTTTAAGAAAGCTATTATTATTAGGAATTATTTAAACACTAAAGAGTTCTCGCGTGTCAGGTTATTTGATGACAGCATGAGTAACCTTAGAGAATTTTTAAAATTAAAGAAAGAGTTCCCGAACGTAATGTTTGAGGCTTTCTTTGCAAACCCAGATGGGTCAGTTAGAACTATAAAATAAGGAATATGTATGAAATCGTTTAAAAACTTTATAATAGAAGATACTAGATTAGATAAACTTTTAGAAGAGATTGAAAGAGAAGATCTTCTAGAAGCTACTTCAAAACCTGTAGAAGGTAAACCTGGAAAGCATGAAAAGGGTGTTATACATGAACTCCTTACTGGTTACTATGCTAATGGTGGTCAGCATATGAAACAACATAAAAATGATAAAGGTGAAACGCCAGAACAATCTTATAATAAGTTATCAAAACAAGTGCATCCAAATGATTTAAAAAAGATGCATGCAAAAGCTAAAAGTGCAGCAAAAGATCTTGCTGATGAAGTTGCTAAAAATCATCCAGGACATAAAATTACACCAGGATCAGTAACTCATACATCTAAAGCTGGAGATACTCAAAAAGTTACTGGTGTACCAGCTTCTCAAAAACAAGATTCATCCGACATTTACTTTCATAGTCATCACAAAGATAAACCTAAAGAAAAACTATTACATGGTAGAAGTTTAAAGGTTTCAGATGGATCAAATAAGAATGTTCCTTCATCAAGTTTAGGACTTAAATCTTCTGGAAGTAAGACTACAGGTCATGGAAGAACACATAAGAAAGAAATCCTTAGAGATTATCCAAAACTAGCAACAGTTAAAAAGCAACCACATCATAAAGATTTATCAGATGCTAGAAAAGAATGGCTAAGAAAAAATCCAAAAGCCCAAGCTGATATTAAACAGCGTAATCATAAGTTATTGCATAAAGTAGCTCGTGCCCATGCTAAAGAATTACAAGATAAATTAAATAGCGGTAATCATAAAGAAGTTACTGATCATATTAGAGAAGTTTTACATGCTCATCAGACTCCGGCCCAAAAAGCTGGTAAAGCAACATTTTCTAAACATACAACATATGTAACAGCTAAAGGTATTCAACATCATTCTTCTGATACTTCTAAAGAATATGAACATATACTTAAAGATCATAAGAATATATCAGTTAAATCTTCTGCTGGTGGAGTTCATTTTTACCATAAAGGTAAAAAGTTTGCAACTCAATCGCATAAATTTGATTCACAAAGCGATCCATTAAGTACATTGAAGACTGCAGGAAGGGCTACATAGTAATGTTTAAGTTTTCTGAGTTTTTAACAGAAGCCAAAGATGATGGCAAAGTAAAGCATATCCATCATCCTGAGGATAGACCATTAATCGATGGTAAGAAGGGTTTTGAACATGCTATGGGCGTCTTACATCAAGCTTCTGAACATGTAGCTAAAGGCAAGAATGATTCAAACATGACGATGAAGTATGACGGCTCTCCAGCTATCGTGTTCGGTCATGACCCAAAGACAAAGAAGTTCTTTGTAGCTTCTAAGTCAGCATTCAACAAAAACCCAAAGATTAATTATTCGCCTGAAGATATCGAACGAAACCATGGTCATGCACCAGGTCTTGTAGATAAGCTTAAGGATGCACTAGCACACTTACCAAAGATAGCACCTAAAGAAGGTGTATTCCAAGGCGACCTAATGTTTAGTGGTAAAGATGTAAGGCATAACCCAAACGGATCAGCATCATTCACACCTAATACCATCACATACTCTGCACATGGTACAGAAGCACATGCTGTCAAGAAAGCTAAACTTGGGGTGGTAGTCCATACTCAATATAATGGTCGTAACCTTGCAGACATGAAAGCTTCACCACAGATAACAAATAAGTTTAAGGCACATCCAGACGTATGGAATAAACCTGCAACACATAATTCTAGTATAACAAACTATTCACCAGCTGACCAACTTAAGTTTAAGAAACATATGGAAGCTGCACAAAAGATCCATACAGAAGGTGGTAAACAGATGTATACTGCTACTGAACCTCATCAAGGTGATGGCGGTCATCTAGCAACATACATCAATCAGACAGTTCGTAACGTTGCAAAGCCAACTACACAAGGCTTACAGCAACATATCATGAATAAGTCTCAGATCGTTCAATCAAGACTTAAGACTGCTGCTAAAGCACAAGAGAAACAACAGTCAGCTCAAGCGGAAGTCAACTATATCCAAAAGAACCGAGAACACTACGACAACCTATTAAAGATGCATCAGCACATTGCTGCAGCAAAGAACGTATTAGTCCATACACTTAACCAACACCCTGGTACCCTCAGTCATCATATCGAAGGCAAAGAGACCCATCCAGAGGGGTACGTAGTTACTCATAAGAACGAACCTACCAAACTTGTAGACAGAGCAGAATTCAGTAGAGCAAACCTAATGAAAGTGAGGAAACCAAATGTTAACGTTTAAAGAGTACTTAGAAGAAAGTAAATATAAATCAGAGACTGGTGGGTTGACTCGTGCTGGTGTAGATAAGTATAACAGAGAGAATCCTGGAAGCAACTTAAAGATGGCTGTGACTACACCTCCATCAAAGTTAGATCCTAAAGGTAAAGCTGCAGGAAGACGCAAGTCGTTCTGTGCTCGTATGGGTGGAGTTAAAGGTCCTATGAAGGACGAGAACGGTAAACCAACAAGGAAAGCATTAGCGTTAAGGAAATGGAATTGCTAAACTTTAAAGACTTTATTACAGAGGACAAAGATCCACAACATCACCACGTGTTGGCTTTTGGTCGTATGAACCCTCCAACTTCTGGCCATATGGCGGTAATTAATAAAGTTGAAGATGTGGCTAAAAAGCAAGGTGCAGAACATACTGTCGTGACTTCACACAGCCATGATCCTAAGAAGAACCCATTGTCTCCTCAGCAAAAGAAGAAACACCTTAAACGATTTGCACCAGGTACAAACTTTAAGTCATCATCACCAGAACAACCATCTATCTTACATCATGCAGCAGAACTACATAAGAAAGGTGTAACACATCTACATGTAGTGGTAGGGTCAGACCGTAAGAAAGAGATGACGGCTCTATTGAATAGGTATAATAATAAGAAATCTAGTCATGGTCATTATAACTTTAAGAAGATAACCGTACACTCTGCAGGACAAAGAGATCCCGATTCAGAGGGTGCAAGTGGAGTATCAGGTACTAAACAAAGAGAGCATGCACGTACTGGTAACTATGCAGCATTCCGTAAGGGAGTTCCAGAACACCTATCACATGCACATACAAAAGAACTAATGCATGATGTACAACATGGGAGTCAAAAATGAAGAGATTAATATTAGTAGCAGCACTATTATCAGGATGTAGCTTTATCATGCCAGTACCATATGATCCTGCAGGTGGTGCAGCATTAACAGATATAGCAGTACAGTTGGATAAGGTAAGCTGTATCGATAAAGATAAGAATGAATGGCAAAAGTTAGTTGATGATGTGAGATGGTTGGATGTACATGCTGGATGGAAAGAAGATCCACAAACAAAGACCGTAAATGAGCTATACATAGCAGTACAAAAGGCAAGAGACGGCTCAACAGCATACTGTGACGCCACTATTAAACTTCAAAAGACACGAGTACAAGTACTCCAAAAAGCATGGAAGGGTAGATAATGTCAGTAATAAACGAATTAAAAGCAGCAATGATGGAGCCTGGCATCAAAGGCGCATTAGCTCAACAGCTACATGATATCACAGAACAATACAATGATGGTATCCTAAATGGTGATGAGTTCAAAGACTTGGTTACCCAGATAGGTGACGTACAAGCTAACGATGATCTTGCAGGAGATGAGGTAACGTCAAGATGGGTCGCAAATATTACGAAAGTGATTCTCTCGGCAGTATAAATAATAGTAATACCTTTTATATAGATGGATGACAATGAAGAACTATAGACAACTCGTTAAGGGCTTGCCTCCTAAGACCGTTATCATGACGGTTGGCAGCTTTAACCCACCTACCTCGATCAACGAGATGGCTCTTAAACTAGTAGATAAGCTAGTTGAAACCCATCATGCCGACCATATCATCTATGTAACAGAAGAAAAAGACAACTTACCTATCGACCGTAAGATGCATTTCCTTGAACTCATGTTTGGTGCTATGAACTTCAAAGCTTTGAATGAGTCAAACATGACAGTTGAACTAATCAGATTAAAGAGTAAGTATAAAGATGTTATCGTGGTAGCCCCGGAAGACAAAGCTAAGCTATACGAATCATTACAGGTTATCACCACAGAGAGCGATATAGATCATTCTAAGATCAAGACATATGTAACAAAAGGTGACTTCGCTGCATTTAAGAAAGCCATGCCTACTACACTAAGAGAACTGGATGCTCGTAGACTAATGAACGAGATGCGTCAAGTTACCGGCCTTGAGTTACTCAAAGAAGAAGTTAAGTTCTCAGTAGATGTACTCAGAGAGAAGTATTTTAAAGGTCAGATCTACCATATTGGTGACATCGTTGAGTCTGCTGGACAACAGTATGAGATCATGGATCGGGGTTCAAACTACCTTGTAGTGGTCAATAGTACTGGTGACCTATCACGCAAATGGGTTAAAGACGTATCATTAGTAGAAGCATGTTGGACTGGATATAAACGCGTTGGCACCAAGAAAAAAGGCAATAGAACGGTCCCTAACTGCGTACCAGAAGAAGTTAAAGAAGAGTCAACAGAATTTAGTTATAAAGGCTATGTGCCTAAGAACCTTAACAGTGAGTTAGTAGAAGCATTTAAGCTTGCTGCAGTGGATTCTAAGGATCCTGTAGCTATGCTTAATGCTATCAAGACTACTGATACATACTTAGAATTACACGGTAAGATTGGTGACAATCCAGACATAAACCAACTTAAGACATATAAAGATGCACACATCAAGGCTACTGAAGCTTTACAAAAGATTGGTGTATACGATGCTGATGAAGAGAAGCATGATACTAAGATAGCAAGAAACGTATTATCTTATCAAGACTTCATGAAAGCTGGCAAAGAACATATGCCTGAAAATTCAGAGAAGTATGTAGGTGAACCTCATACGACTCCAGGACATACGCTTGCTACACGTCATCATCTACGTAGACAAAAGGTTGCATACGTAAATGAATCTGCAGACGGAGAAGTAGAAGGACAAGTGGTTACTAAGATTAAACCGCTACCACCTGAATTAGCTCCACCACCTGATGAACCAGGTAAACAAAGAGGTAAAGGCAATAGCGCTTTCTTTGAGAAGAAGAATAAGAAGGTAGAGAAAGAAGCTCTTGACTACCTTGACTTAGATTCATGGTTAAAACAACAATCACCACAGGCACACGGATAAATATGGATAAATTAATAGCATCTTTAAAAGTAGCATTAGGTAATACATTCACGATGTATTTCAAGACACACTCATATCATTGGAACGTTGAAGGTATGCATTTTTCTATGTTCCACGACTTCTTTCAAGAGATATATGAAGACGTTTATGGTGCAGTGGATCCTCTTGCAGAAGAGTTAAGAAAACTTGACGCTTATGCTCCTATCAGTTTGATGGAGATCTATGGTTATAAGACTATCATGGAAGATAGTTCAAAACCAGATACAGCTATAGAGATGGTAATGAACATATTGTCAGCCAATACAGAAGTCTTACAATGCTTAACACGATTGTTTGATGAAGCAACTGTACAAAAACAACAAGGTCTTGCAAACTTTATTGCAGATCGTATGGATAGACATAAGAAGTTTGAATGGCAACTACACGCAACACTTAAGAACCTCGGAGCATAAGAATGAAATCATATAAGCAAATGGTAAACGAAGTATTAACTAAGATGACTCCATTAGAGACATGGATCGATGACTTCGTACATTCCAAGAATGCTAAGTTTGCTGGTAAGTCTACAGCTGAACGCATATCTATGGCTAAAGGTGCATACTATGCTAAACAGAGACGTGAATCAGTAGAAGAAGCTGCAGCAGTATCACAAAATACTTCAGCTGAAGTTAGTATGAATGAAGATCATTTAGTACATGTATCTGATGGTTCTAAGTACGATGACAAACCACATCCTAAAGATGTAGAGTATGTAATGGCTGGTATTAAAAAACATGGTGGTGAACATGCTGGTGCATCTGATAAAGGAGCATTCTTTAAGTTTAAATCAAAAGATGACGCAGAAAATTTTAAATCATATACTAATAAATGTCCACACAGATCATGCGATGCAGAACATGTTACAGAGGCAGTAGAATACAAAGGTATCGGCACAGACGTTGTTGATAAGAAAAAGAAATTAAACCCACAACCAAATTTCACAACAGATAAAAAACAAGTTAAAGACTTTAAAGAAGAAGTAGAACTCATCGACGAGTTAGATAAAAAGACAATAGGTTCTTATGCTAAGAAAGCAACTAAAGATCTTAAATGGCAACAAACAATGAGACCGTTTGATGCTAAGCGTATTAGTAATAGAGAAAAAGGTATTGATAAAGCTATTGACAAATTAACTAAAGAAGAAGTACAGATCAATGAGTCTAGTCTTCATCGTCAACATTTTCAAATGGTAGCCGATTTAATTAGAGGTCATGAATCTGCAGAGAAACGTAAAGAGCTTGCACACCACCATGCAGAGTTATTTAAGAAAGCAAATCCACGCTTTGATCATGCTAAGTTCATGAAAGCTGCTGGTGTTAATGAAGAAGTAGAATTAATCGCTAAGCATGAAGTTAAAGCTGATGCTCCTCATAAGACAAGCGGTCATGTTATCTTAACTAAGTCATCTGATAAATGGCATGTATTACATAATAAGAAGAGCTCACCTGATGCTAAAGATCTTCATCGTTCAAAACTATTACATTCATACGATGATGAAAAAGCGGCAAGAGCTAAGTTTAAAGAATTAAAAGAAGAACAGATCGACGAGATCTCTAAGTCAACACTAATGAGATACATCCCAGCTGCAGCAAGAGCCGCAGCACAGCATACATATTCTGGTAAAGAAGCTCAAGCATGGGCGGGTCATCATATGAGAGCTGGTGATTATGCAGCATCTGATCGTCAACTTGCTACAAGTAAATCAGAATTAGGTAAGTCACTTAAACGTATTAAAGGTGTTGATACAGCTACTAAGAAGCTTGGTACTAAGAAGACATACGAACAGTTTATATATGCACTTGAAGAAAAAGAAATTGAAGACAATGAACCAGTATGTGCTATTTGTGGTGACGAAAAAGGTACAAAACATAGTTGCTGTGATGAAGTAAAGTTTATGCCTAAACATGAATATGATAGCTATAATGAAAAACCTAAAAAGGTTAATGAAGCTATCGCTAAGAAGTTACCAGTACAACATGCAGTTGATGCAGTACATGCTACACTAGGTCCTAAGTCAGCTACACGATTCTTATCGCACTTAACACCAGGTTCAGATAAGCATACTACATGGGATAAAGTAAACGATGCATTAGTAAAACAAGGTGTACAGACACATCACATCGCTTCTATTGCACAAAAGACATCTCGTATGAACGAAGAAGTTATTGACGAATCAAGAGGTCATAAAGTATTAGCTACATTCTTTAAGAACAGAGAAGTTGCACAAAGATCTTATCAAGGTAATCCTGCTAAGGATGCTGAAGTAGCTCAAGGTGGTGGTAGTCCAGCAGATCAAGGTATCGCTGCAGCTAAGAGAGACGCAGAAGAACTTAAAAAAAAAGTAAGTGAGGCAACGGCTCCAGCGGTGCATGCTGCTGAACCTAAAAAGACTAAGTCTACGCCTAAAGAATATGCTAGCGCTGCTATACCAGGTACAAAACGTGTAGCACACGCAAAGCCTGATGATAACGAAGTAGGTGGTGGCACTGCTACAAGGATTGCTGAAGATCAATATACGTCAGAGTATAAGATTAAACAATTTGTAGATCCTGTTACTGGTGAGAATAAGACTAGAAAGATTAGACCTCATCGCATTAATTTTAAATCATCTAAGATGAATGCTGCACCAGCACAAATGACAGAGCCAACAAAAGTTACAGAAGATGATAAAGTATACGATGAAAAATGGAAAAAAGTTAAATTTACAGATTTTATAAAGGGAGCTAAGTAATGTTAAAGTTTAATGACTACTTAAAAGAGGCTGCATTGTCAGCTAAACAAAAGAAGATCGCAGCGGTCGCTGGCGACAAGGACAAGATTGATGCTGCAGACTTA